TAATGACCGACCAGGCGTTTCGTCTGGAACATCGAAATGTTCACTTGGTCATTCTGGTTGCCGCCCAGCCCCTGAAACAGGATGCCGTTCTCGCCTGTGTAGAAAAAGACGTGACCGGAGGCGGGCCCACGGCTCGATGAGATCACGGTGATGCAGCCGACAACCGGTGCGGCAAGTTTCTCAAAAGCGGGGTCTCGCGCAAAACTGCGCGCCATCGCCGAGCCGCTGCCCTTCACATTCGCCATGGCAAGGCAGGCATTGATGAAGATCGCGCACCACGGCACTGCGCCATCATCCATCTGGCCGAACGGTGTTTCGGCATAAGTCCGATAGGAAATGATGCGCGGATTGCTCTTCGCACCGGAAACCTCGGTCTGGCCGAGTTCGTCAATGGCTTCCTTGAGCCACGGCACAATCGTCCAATTGGTCAGATGCTGCGCCTTGCGCAGCTCGGCGGCTTTGGTTGTCATCGGTCGCGCTCCGGCTTTGGGCTGGAGCCGACAATGGATGCTTCGCCAATCAAGCTCACTCCAGAACGGTGTCTGGAGCATCGCCGGAACCGGCCTGAACACATGGAAAAGGAGGTTTGAACGGTGCCTGTTCAGTCGAACAGGGAGGTCTGCGCCGCCAAATCGCGCGACCGCGCCAGCCAGCGACGCACGGCAACATCGCTGACATGGAGCTCTTTTGCAATCGCATGACAGCCATAACCTTGCCGGTCGCGTACCGCGGCGATCCAAGGCTTGACCAGCGGCACACGCCACAGGCCGCAATAGTCATAAGCGCGGGCGAGAGCTTCGGCATCGGTGCGCCCCAGAAGCCTGACGATGGCGTTATCATCACGCATGTTTGGCGTCAGGCTCGCATAGCCGCCGCCTTCCGCCAGGATCAGATCAATGGCGCGCGCCACACCCACAATTGCCACCAGAGCGGCAATGCTGGCAGGCACAGGCACATCGCAAATGTCCCGATCCTGTAAGGTTGCGCGAAACGCAGTCATGCGTTCTGCCCGGCAGCCAGCGCCGCCTTGCGTTGCGTCAGCGCCATGAACGCCTTGATCTCAGTCTGATGCCGCTCGAACCATTCGAGCGTCTGCTTCACAGATCCCAACCGCTCCGCGCGGTAGCCCGGCACGGTGTTGGATTTGGTGGCATAGAGCTGCAGCGCGAGGTCGATCTCGTTGATCTGGCTGGTCAGGGTGAACCGGTTGGCGGTCATGGCTGCACTCCATCCGTACCGGCACCATCTGAACCGGCATCAATCCCAGGATTGGCGCGGCCTTCCCGACGCTCAGCCAGGCGCTGGCGGCGCGTTTTGACACGTAACGGTGCCTCGACCACATCGGCCGAATACTTGCCCGGCGGGCAGCGCGTTACCGGAAATCCGGCGGCAATGGCTTCGGCCACCATTTGCCGCTCTGCAGCGGTTACCTCGCCCGCCCGCATCATGCGGCCGGTGGCAGGGTTGAATTTGGTGCGCGGCTGCGGTTCGGGCGCGGCTGGCACAGGCGGAAGCTCATCGAAAACCGAGCGGCGCGGCCGCACCGTCAAGGCGGTCTCAACGGATGGCCGTGCCGATGGCACCACGATGCGCTTGGTGCGCGCCGGCATTGCCGGTTTGGGCGGGTCGATGCGCTCGCGGCGCACACAGGGCAGGATGACAACATTGCTGCCGCCCTCGGCCTGCTGGGGCTGCGCTAGTTCAACCGCCTGCTCGTCTGCGGGCTGTTCGACCGGATGGTCAGTCATCTCGGCAACAGGAGGCACCGGACGGTCCTGTTTGGTATCGAGCACTCTGACGACGCTGAAAAACTGCTGCTGCCCTGATTGGCCATGTGTTTCTGCGGGCTGGGCGCCGCTGCTCGCCGCTAGGGTCGGCATCCCCAGCACAGTATCGCGCGCGATCATCCGCCCCTGGGCGCGGGCCTGATCCAGCAGGTTACGCGCCTCGTCATGCGGCAACACCAGCGTCACCACATGGGTGCCTGGGTAAACATCGCTCCAGCGCCATCGCCCTGTTTCTCTGGTCATGTCGCGTCACCCCGGTGGCCATAGTCCATCACCGACGTCATGGTGCGGTTGAGGCAGGTTGTCGCCTCGACCAGGCGCGTGCCGTCAGCCAGCCGCGCGCCGTTGATCAGCACGATCTTGATGCGCCCCAAGCCCAGCGAATGCGCGCCCAGCATGGCCGCCGGCGTCGCGCTCAGGGCCAGCGCGCTGCGCACCGCCTCGACATCCACGCCATGCTCACGCTCCAGAAAGCGCAGAACGGCATGATCGGTCACCCTCACTTTGGCCGGGACCGCTTTCATGATGCGGCCCGCCGATCTTTGTTCTGCCCGCGATCCTGCAATTTCCGGATCCGCGCGCCCATCGAGTTCATAAGCAGATGACGCTGCGGCTTGCTGATCCGGTTCGGGTCTTCGCCCGCGCCAATCGCAATGCCCAGCGTGTGCGCAAAGCAGATCAGGCCGGCACTGCCGTCGCCCGCACTGCCATCGATCGCGTAGCATTCCGCAATGTGTTGGGGTGCGCCCACATCGAGTTTGCGCAAAATCGCAAACTGGGCCATCGCCACCTGCCACTCGGCCATTGTCATGTCCGTGCCGCGGGTGCTCCACTCGACGCCAGCCTCGCGCGCCAGCCACCCTTTCAAGGCCTCAATGGCGCTCGCGGCATCGTTCGCATCGTGCAAGAACCGCGTATGCTCAAGCCCGGTCTGGCGCTTCACAAATGCCAGCAGCGCTGCGTCGTCACGGTTATGGACGAGGCCGAGGTTCCACCCGGCAATCCACAGCGCCTGCAATTTCTTGGCGAACGGCCCGACCAGCGCCTTGCGCCCGTTCCCTCGTTGTCCTGCCGCCTCGATCGGCGCACCGGCCGAAAAATGAGCGATGACAGCGGTCGCCTCGTTTGCCGTCAACAGCTTGGCTGAGCGCTTGCCCGTGATCCGCTCCAGCGTGTCACGGTAGGTGTCGTCGTCAAGACCAGCCTGCTTGGCCAGCACGTGGATTTTTGCCAAATGGCTGGAACCATGCGCGCTCATTGCAGCAAGCTCCCCTCTTCGCGGATCGCGCCGGCGAGCAGCCCGCCCGCCTCGGCAATCGCCGTCAGCGTGAGGCTGGCGATGACGGTTTCCAGCACGTCGGTGAAGTTATCACGCAGCGCGGCATGGTTTATCTCTGCACTCAGGAGGCTCACCAGCAGCCTGCGCCGCTCCTGGTCGTCCAGCAGGTTCATGGCCTTTTGGCAGGCCTCGCCTGCGGCCAGCGCGCGGCCGGAAAGGCCGGCAATGCGTTCGGGCACCAAGGTGCCATCAAGTCTGAGTTTGCCCACGTTTCAATGCCTCCGATGTTACCTGTTTCAGCCGCTCCTCAAGCACCACGCGGCGGTGGCTGTTGGGTTTGCTGGCCCTGATTTGCGCGGCGATCTCGCGCCGCCGCGCTTCGATGTCGTTGAGGTGCCGCCAGGCGAAGAGGTCGAGACCTGTTTGGCGGCGGCGGCCCATCGGTGTCAGGCTCCCGATGTGGCGGGTTCGGGCTTGCCCGTATCGGACTTGGCAAGGTCAATCGTGACTGCCTGCCAGCCATCGGTTGCGCGTTTGCGGCGGTAGAACCGCACATAGGTTTTCGAGCCCGTCACCCGCATCGCATCGCGGATCGCGTCCATCGCGCGCCGCCAGCGGGCGTCCTCGATGTCGAGCCGCAGCAGCATGAAGATCTCGCTGCGGTTGATCTGCCCGGCCTTGTCGGTGTTGAACGCCCGCGTGACGATAGCGCGGATCTCGGCGCGGGCCTCGGCCGCCCACTCGTTCAAGCACTCATCGACGAGCGCTTTGGCGATCTGCAGCTGCGGCCCGAAATCGACAAAGTCGGCCACCTGCACCTGCACCTTCATGCAGCCATCAATCGTCTCATACGACCGGTTGCCCTTCTTGCCGCCGCGGCTGACGCCATAATGCTGCTCCAGCAGCGCATCGAGCTCACCCAGATCAGTGAATGTATGGCCGCGGAAACGGTCGATCTGGTCGCTGAGTTCGACCGCATACCGCATGATCTTGCGGACCTGCTCGTCCTCCAGCTTGTGTTCCGGTTTGACGAGTTCGAGCGGCAGCAGCGCGCCTTTGGCGTCCGCCATGTAGGGCTGGCCATTGACCAGCGTGATGCCCTCATCGGGCTTTTCTTCGAAAATGACAGCGGTCATGGTTCAACGTCCTTGCGTTCTGTGTTTGTGTTTGTGTGTGGCGGCGGGCAGACAAACAGCCGCTCCACCGCGCCAGTGCTGCCATCCGGGCCGCAATCAGCGGGCGCGGGGTTGCCCCGTTCGGCCAATGCCACCCCGATCAGGATGACGCCGATCAGCAGCACCGCGACGGCGATCCAGTTGGTGTCCTCATGCATGGGTGTCGTCCTCCGGCGTTTCGCCCGCGATCAGGCGCTCCATGGTTTGGATGTTGTGGGTCAGGCCATCGATCGCCCGCTGCCGCGCATCGTCGAGCGGGCTCAACCCGTGCGGGGGTCTCGCGGCCGAAAGCAGGCGTGTCAGTTCGCGATACGCCTCAACCAGTTCCCAGACGTCGAGCGCTCCGGCCGCCAATGCGCGGATCTCGTCGGCGCTGATTTCGATGGCCCGCCGCTGCGGGCTGCTGGCGACATGGCGCGCCACGGCCAGCACATCGATGGCGGGCCGCTCGGCCTCCGCCGTCAGGTTCTGGATCATGTCATTGACGTGCCAGGCAAACCGCGCGTCGATGCCCATGATCTCCTCGCACCGCCGCAACGAATGCATGACTGTGGTATGGTCGCGGTCGCCCACAGCCCGGCCGATGCGCGGCAGGCTGTAGCCGGTCGTCTTGGCTGCGACATACATCACCGCATGGCGCGCCAGAGACACCTCGCGCTCGCGCCGCTGCGC